TTTATATGTTTGTTGATGGAGATTTAAAACATACACATACCATTGGCACAACGGAACTTAATAATCCGTCAAATAACATAATTATTGGAAACACAGATAATACTTGGTATTGGGATGGTTATGTTGACGAAATCCGTATCTCCGATACCGCAAGATACACCAGTTCATTCACCCCATCTACCACAGCATTTACCGCTGACTCAAACACTAAACTCCTGATCCACTCAGACTTTGATGGTGGACTAGGAGCGGATAGTTCCGGCAATACCAACGACTTCACGCCAACTAATCTGGTTGCTACAGATCAGGTACTTGATAGCCCGACGAATAACTTTGCTACGCTTAACAAAACTGTTGGTGTTACTGGTACAACGAACATAACATTAAGTGAGGGAAACCTTAAATATTTTAATTCCGATACAACATATAGAAGATATATTCCATCAACAATAGTTATGGAGCAAGGTACTGGGAAGTATTATGCTGAGTTTATTTATACAAACATAACCACCGCACAATATACTGGTGTTGGTTTGATTGATGCACAACTTGCAGGTGAGGGTAAAAATGCCGGTTCAAACGCTATAGGTATTTGGTACTACAGGGCAAATGGTAATGCAGATGATGAGAATACTGGAGGTTCTAGTGGTATAACTTATGGAGCTTCTTGGGTAGCTGGTGATGTTATTGGTATCGCTTATAATTCGGATACTGGTGCTGTAACCTTTTATAAAAATGGAGTTTCTCAGGGCGAGTGGGTTAATGATATAACTGTTGATGTTTGCTTTGTCGTAGCCGGTTACCAGAGTAATTATGCTATCGCCAACTTCGGCCAAGACAGTTCATTCGCCGGAAACAAAACAGCACAAGGCAACACAGACGGCAACGGCATAGGTGACTTCTACCATTCTGTGCCTTCTGGTTATCTAGCACTTTGCTCCGACAACCTCCCTGACCCTAGCATCGCTGATCCTACGGATCACTTTAATACGGTGTTGTTTGATGGTTCGGCATCTTCAAAATCTGTAACAGGAGTTGGCTTTTCTCCTGATTACGTCTGGCTCAAATCACGATCCACTAACTACAACCATCGTAATTGGGACACGGTGCGTGGAGCAGACAAAAGATTATCAAGCGATGGAACCGGAGCAGAGGTTACAAGTTCTGACTTAACCTCATTTGATTCAGATGGGATTACATTGGCGGGAGGCACTGGCGCGAATAATTCTGGACAGACTTTTGTAACATGGAACTGGAAAGCCGGAGGCACAGCAGTCTCTAACACTGACGGCACTATCACCAGTTCAGTAAGTGCGAATACGGATGCGGGTTTTTCGATTGTTAGTTATACCGGGATAACTTCAAGTGGGACAGTAGGACATGGATTGTCACAGGCTCCAGAACTTGTGATAGTAAAACCAAGAAGTTATGCAGATAACTGGCGTGTAGGTTCAGACGAATTAACCTCTTGGGTTTATCACATGAGGCTAAATGACACCGCTGCTGAAACATCTTATGCCGCAATTTGGAATAGCACAGCACCTACTTCAACCGTATTCAGTTCTGGTACAGACGGCACTGGAGGAAGAGTAGACGACTACATAGCCTACTGCTTCCATGGAGTCGACGGCTACAGCAAGGTAGGTAGTTACACCGGGAATGGTTCGTCAGATGGAACCTTTATCTACACCGGATTCAAACCGTCTTTCCTCCTAGTGAGGTCAACTGCCGGATCAAGGCAATGGTTCATGCACGATAATAAACGTGACCCATACAACTACGTTAGAAAAAAATTGTATGCGAACCTAAGTAATGCAGAACCGGCAGATACAGTGCAATTAGATTTTGTTAGCAACGGATTTAAAGCCAGAGTAAATGATGCTAACTGGAATGGAAGCGGAGAAACATACATCTACTTAGCCTTTGCAGAATCACCATTTAAGACATCTAACGCGAGGTAATCATGTGGTATAGCGAAACATTTGGAACAATTAAAACGCCTCGCGCTTTGACCGTTGATGGCGTACAACACCCTGCCAACATTTTCAGAGCATGGTCGAAAGCAGAACTGCTTGGTATCGGCATTGCTCCGGCTAGGGTAGAAGTACCTGACAGCCGTTACTACAACACTGGCGCAGAGTCCTACACCTTTACCGATGGCGAGTGGGTGATCTCCTACGACACGACAGAGAAGAATGTCGATGATCTCAAGGCAGACCTGATTGCAAAGATCAAAGCCAATGTAGGCGCGTTGCTCTCATCCTCAGACTGGATGGTTATTCGACAGGCAGACGGTGGTACTTCTATGACAGAGGCATGGGCGACGTATCGCAGTGAAGTGCGTACCCACGGAAACAGCCTTGAATCAGGCGTGGAAGCATTTGCCTCTCTGGATGCGATAAAGAACTTCCAGAACCATGAGGTGCAAGAAGAGAGATACCTGTCTACCTACGACGATGAAGGCAATGAAACTATTACCCGCAACACTGAAACCGTCACACGCACTGTAGACAAAACTTATTGGGGTTGGCCTACGGCTCCAGACGCAGAAGCGGACAAGTATCACGTTCGGTATATCTAATGCCTAATCCGTGGGATTCATGGTCATCCAATACTGATAGTTGGAGCGCGGCTACCTATAAATGGGATGAGGGATGATCATTTACTTTATCCTTCTGCAAATACTTTAGCACTAAATGGGTACGCTCCTTCTGAAGTAGGTAACTATTTATTTTACCCACAAGAAGTTACTATTAGTTTAGGAGGACATTCTCCAGACTTTAAGTTTAGTTTTGCACCAAGTATTGGGGCAGGAACTTTAACAATTAATGGACAGGCTCCTGTATTTGCTAAAGGAGTATTTAGAACTGTACCACAAGGCACTCTTACATTTGACATTCCAAAATGGTCACTTGGGCGGCAGTTTCTGGAACTTGGAGCAGTTACGGTATGGCTCCAACAGTGGGACAGACTCATTCATATGATCCAGAAACAGGGATATTCACTATTACAGGCCGCGATTTAGTGGTAGTAAGAAAAGACCCAACATGGAAACCAACAGTATGGATAATATAAAAAGAGAGAAAAAAATTCCGTGGGTTGCTTTAGTAGAAAGCAAAGACCCTACTATATATACTAGACCAGTTGCTACGTATATATTTAATGACGGAAAAAGAACTTTTTACAAGCCAAGGAAAAAGTAATGGACATCGAAAAGTCTCAAATCTACGAACTAAAAGATCAGATGCTTGCAAAGAATGTTGCTGAAGTCTTGGATAAAAAATATCCCGGTTGGCTTTGGGGTGTCCATGTTATGGATGGAGTAGTTACTGTAAAGTCTATGAGATTGTCTGGGAACTGGGGATTTGTTATTCACGCCGACAAAATAGACAATGACTACAAAACTGTTATGAGGGCAGGCGGCGAGATTCTTGAAAGATACAATCAAAAACGAGGAAAATTTAATCAGGATCGTTACAGCGATTTAACTATGGATGATCGAAATCAGTTAAGCGGAGACTTTAGTTAATGTCGCTTATTAATCCACAACCTTCTTTAGAAGGAAAAGATTCTGTAGCAACTTCTGGTTCTATTGAAGAAAAAGATTGGCTTAATCTTTCAAGAGAAGCCTATGAATCTTCAACAGAATACATGGATGCTAATCTTAGGGATCAGTGGGAAAAAAATATATCTAATTTTAATAGCAAGCATCCTTCTGGATCAAAGTATCTTACTTCATCTTACGAAAAAAGGTCTACTCTTTTTAGGCCGAAAACAAGATCAACTGTTAGAAAACTAGAAGCGGCTATGGCTACTGCTTTTTTCTCTAATGAAGATGTTGTAGATGTTTCTCCCGCTAATCCTAATGATCCAATGTCTATTGGCGCGGCTACTGTAGCAAAGTCCATGATGCAGTATCGACTTACTAATACTATTCCTTGGTTCTCTACAATGGTTACTGCAATGCAAGATGCGGCAGTTTATGGGACTGTAGTATCTCACCAGTATTGGGACTTTGAAGAAAAACAAGAAACTTACTCTTCAGTAGACGAGACAGGCGCTGAAGTAGTAGACATGGAAGGTAACCCTGTAAGAGAAGAGGTTACAGTAACATTAAAAGATAAGCCTGTAATAGAAATTATAGAGCCAGAAAACTTTAGGATAGACCCCGCTTCCGATTGGTATAACCCAGTTGAGTCTTCCCCTTATGTGATTCACTTGATACCAATGTTTGTTCAAGATGTATTAGAAAAAATGGACAAGGGAGAGTGGAGAAAACTAACTATGGGCCAGATACTATCTGCCACAAAAGAAGATGACGATAGTACCAGACTTACTAGAGAAGAAGGCAGGTCTGATCCATTAGAAGATGATTTTGAAACTGTAGATGAATTTAAGATAGTATGGGTACATAAAAATATAATCAAAAAAGACGGAGAAGACTATTGTTTCTTTACCGCCGGAACAGATTATATGCTTACCAAGCCAAAATTGTTGTCCGAAATTTATCCTTGGCTTAAAGAGAATGAGCGCCCTTATGTAATGGGTAAACTGAATATAGAAGCGCACAGACTATATCCTGCGGGAACTGTAGAACTTACTCAGGAGTTGCAAGCGGCTTCTAACGATATATGGAACCAACGATTTGACAACATTAAGTTGGCAATGAACAAGCGTTACCATATACGTAGAGACAGAAATATTGATTTAGATGCGTTGTTTAGGTCTGTTCCCGGCGGCGCTGTTGAAATGGACGATCCAGATCAGGATGTTAGGGTAGTAGAAACAAGGGATGTTACTGGCTCTGCATACCAAGAACAGGATCGCATCAACTATGACTTTGATGAATTGCAAGGGAACTTCTCTACTTCCACAATTCAAAGTTCAGGAACTATGAACGAGACAGTTGGTGGTATGTCTTTGTTGCAAGGTAACAATAACATTATCACTGAGTTTGTTCTTAGAACATTAGCAGAGTCTTGGGTAGAGCCTTGCTTAAAACAACTTCTAAGACTAGAGCAATACTATGAAACTGATGAAGTAGTAATGTCTTTAACTGGGCAAGAAAACTATGAAGGCAAGGATGAACTAGTAGACGAGTTGTTAAAGCACGATGTTATTTTGAAAGTAAACGTGGGAATGAATGCTACTGATCCAATACAGCGCGTACAAAACCTTGTTTATGGTCTTTCCAGTGTATTCCAGTTACCCGGAATGGAAACCAGAATTAACATTGATGAAGTAGCAAAAGAAATATTTGGTCAACTTGGCTACAAAGATGGCGCTAGGTTCCTTACTCAGGCTGAAGATCAACCTGATCCAGAAATTCAGGAACTGCAAGGACAGATTGAGGAACTTCAGTCTATCCTTGAAACAGATCAAGTTAAAATGCAGGGTCGATTGCAGATTGAGCAACTCAAACAGCAGGCTTCACTAAGAGCCGCTCAAATTAAAGCGCAAACGGATATAGCAAAAGAACAGATGTCAATGGAAAAAGACGCAGGCTCTTTGGCTATTAAACAGAATGAAGCAATCATAAAACAGCAGGATGCGGATACTCGCAGGGCTGAATTGATGCTACAGCGTGATGCTCTTATTAATCAGATTATTTCTCAGCAATCAGAGCCAGTAGATAAAGACAATGTTTCTAAAGCAGGAACAATGGCAAGAGACAAATATAACAAAGTGCCATACGCACAGGGATAAATGTCAGAATATTATGATCCTAGTCTACCTAACGTAGACGAACTTATTGAAAGAACTCAAATTGGGCAAAAGACCCAAGAGTTTATTAGAACTCCAACAGGCAAGGCTATTCTTGAAAGAGCGTTGTCAGAGTATAGAAAAGGCATTGCAGACTTACAACATATGTCATTTCAGGAGTGGTCTGGTTCTTCTGAAGAAGAACTTAAACATTATCGTAAAATAACTTTAGCCCTCGCTACCCCACTAACAGTACTTAAATGGTTGGATGCGATTATTGCTGATGGAGAAACTGCAAGTAAACTAGCAAGGTATAAAGAAGAATAACCTTGGAGGTTAAAATGGACGCTACCCAAACGGATGCGGAAGAAGTAGTAGAAGATACACAAGAAGATACACAAGAAGAAGCACAAGAAGAACATGTAGATCGTAAAGTACAGGGTTCCCGCGAAGAGATGCTTGAGCGTATAGTTCAAGATAGGGAGTCTGATGTAATTAACGAACTAGTTGAAGGTGTAGAAGGTCTTCAGTACGAAGACAACGAATTAGACGAGGACGGCGAATTACTTGAAGAACTTGAAGAATCCCCGCCTGTATGGAAACATGAAGGGCAATGGGTAACTCAAGTTAAAGTAAACGGTCAAGATGTTGTTGTTCCGTTTGAAGGGCTAAAGTCTTCTCACCAAAAAGATGTTGCTTCTCAACAAAGATTTCAGCAAGCCGCCCACAAAGAGAGGGTGCTTGCTCAACAGGAGGCTCAACTAAGGCAGTATGCTGAGAGCCTTCAACAGAAAGAATCTGCTCCACCCATTCAGGACGAGCCAGAAGAAGATGATTTTGACTACAATAAAACTGTAGAAGAGTATCATCAAGCGTTGTATGAAGATGATGCGGCTAAAGCCGCAGAGTTGTTACAGACCTTGACAGGGCGCAATACCGCTACCCTAAACATAGACGAGGCTGTAAATAAGGCCGTTGGTCAGGCCTTTGCTCGTAGACAAGCCGAGCAAGCCAAAGCACAGCAACTTCATTATGAAAACGAAGTTAAACATGCAGTTGCTTGGTTCGATCAGGAGTACCCTGAGATTTCTCAGAATCCTGATCTCCGTGCTATCGCAGATAACAAAACGGTTACCCTTATGAAGGAGAATCCTTCTTGGGCACCGGGACAGGTTATTTATGCGGCGGCTGAATATGCGAGACATTGGGCAAATTCTAATATTTCCAATCAACCCTTACCAAATGAAAGGGCAGAAAGGAAAAAGAAAATTGTTCCACAACCTAAGTCAGCCCGAAAGTCTGCCAAACCTTCTGAAGATGACAGTGGGCCTAAAACCCCAGAACAAGTCATCGAAGAAATGCGTCAGGCCAGAGGGCAAATGTAATCAATAACTAAGGAGAAAAAAAATGGCAGGACAAGTATGGTCTGTCAACACCTCCGGTGGTTATATGTATGCGCTTAACCTCAGTCGTGAACTGAGAATGGCCGTACAGCCGATTGTCAAGTTCCGTCAGTTCTGTGACATTAAAGATGCCGCCCATCAGGGTTTGCATCGCGGCGATACCTTCCACTGGAACGTGTTTAGTGACGTAGCAACTCAGGGTACAACCCTGACGGAGACTAGCACTATTCCTGAGACTTCCTTCACGATCTCTCAGGGTACAATGACTATCACGGAAGCGGGTAACTCTGTCCCTTACACTGGTAAGTTGGATGATTTGAGTGAACAGCCTGTTCGTGAAGTTGTTCGTAAGGTGCTTAAAAACGATGCGAAAAAAGCGTTTGATAATCTCGCTTCTGCTCAGTTCGATGCGGCTAAACTCCGTGTTGTTCCGACTGCGGGAACGAGTACTACCGCTTTGACGCTTACCACCAACGGTGTGTGTGCTGTTAACAACAACATTGCTCTTGGAAAAGAACATGTTAAGTTAATCGTAGACACGATGAAAGAGCGCAATATCCCGGCTTATACTGGCGATGATTATTACGCTATTGCATGGCCGTCAACTTGGCGTGCACTTAAGAATGATCTGGAAGGAATCAAGCAGTATATTGATCAGGGTTTCCAGATGATTATGAATGGCGAAATTGGTCGCTATGAAGGTGTTCGCTTTATTGAGCAGACTCACGTTGCGAAAGCAGGCATTGGTACTGCATCATCTGCATGGACTAACGGTAAATCCGATTGGGCTGTGTTTTTTGGTGAAGATACCGTTGCTGAAGCGATTGCTGTTCCTGAAGAAATTCGCGGAAAAATTCCGGGCGACTTTGGAAGGGATCGTGGGATTGCGTGGTATTATTTGGGAGGCTTTGGCCTTGTTCACACTGATGCGGCTCAGACACGTGTAGTGATCTGGGACAGCGCGGCTTAAGGAGAAATTATTATGAGTTATAGTGATCCAAGAGCCTACATTTATCAGGACACGGTTGAAACCGATTTCGGTGCCGGAACTGGAACCGCTTGGAGTTTTAAAGGCCCCAGTGGTAAAAAAGGCTCACTAAAAAATATTGGTCTTCATGTAACCGAAACCTTTGCTTGTGACAGTACTACTGGCAAGGTTTTGATTGGTACTTCTGCTGACCCTAATGCTTATGGTCAGTTGGAAATTGCCGATACTACTGCGGCTACCAATACTTTCAACAACCAAGACGATACGAATGCAGTTATTTCTGATGCACTCCCGGCTGATACGCAAATTGAAGTTACCTATGTTCAATGCGTTGATTCCACTACTGCCGCAGGAAAAGGCTATGCATATGTTGAAGTCGAATGGTACTAGGAGGTAACCCATGAAAGACAGTGCAAGTGGCAAAATCCCCGCAAATGGACTTTCTGAAAAGGAAAAAGACAACTCTTCGCCTAAAGATTTGGGCTTGGATAGTCATGGCCCGAATCAGATGCCTATGGGTGTTGCTAAAAAGAAAGTATCCACGGATCGTGGTTCTTTCAACATGCGGTAAAGGATTG